AATTCTTGTATTTTTGCATTTACTTCAGCTTCACTTGGTATTGTTGCTGTATCATCATTTAAGATAACATTTTCGTAAGCCATTCTTTTATCTCCAGTATAATCTTTTTTCCAACCATACCATTGAGGTGATTTATCTTTATTAAATGTTAATAATGCTTCTTGTAAATAATCAGTATTGCTTTTTGTCATTATTGGCTATCTCCTAATCTTTTAAAAATAAAACAAGTTCTATTAGTATCAGTATCTCCATAAGCTTCTGTATCGCTTCCATTCATTCCATTTGTAAAAAATTTTACTTTTACATTTGAAGTATCTGTGACATTAACAAAGGTACTACAACGACCACTTGATCCTCTATTGCCTCCACTACCAATTTGACCCATAGCAACTAGATCATAACTTGAATTATTTTGTGTAGCAGAAATTCTAAAATCCCAAGTAGTATCATTAGATCTACCATCTAAATTAAATATTACTTCATAAAGTCCAGTTGCTGGAAATGTAAATATTCCTGAACTAACAGACATACCAGTTCCAATTTTAGAAAAAGACGCATCATCTGTTCTTTCTAAATTTGAAGAAATTGGATCAGCATTGCTTGAAAAATTAGAAGTTAATCTGTAAATATCAACTTCTGCAAGTCCACCACCAGCATCTGCCCAAGTCATAACTCCTGACCCATTTGTTTGTAAAAATTGACTAGCATCTCCATCATTATTTGGAAAAGTTAAAGTGTATGAAGCACTTGCACTATGAGGTGGAGATTTTAATTTAATTCCATGTGAATTTTGAGAACAGTTTAATTGTAAAGTACCATCAGTAGTACCATCGCCTTTTATTTGTAATCCAGCAGCACTTGAAGTTGATACAAAATTTGTTTTAGCTTGTGTGACAGTAGCATCAGATGGTGTGCCTATGTCTAAAGTATTTCCAAGAACAATTACAAAGTCTATGACATCGCCTGTTGCTAAATTTGATGCAAATGTAAGTGTACTTCCTGAAACTGTAAATGAAGTTGTTGGTGCTTGAAGAATACCATTAAGTGAAACTAAAAACTGATTCACATTTTCGTAATCTGTAAAAGCAGAGCCACCATTATTCATAGTATAACCAGCTTGACCATTAACAACACTAATTGCATCTAGTTTTACAAAGTTTCCTGTGATGGGTGTTTTGCCTATGTATGCCATAAATTATCCCTTTGGGTATTTGTCTTTAGTTGCTTTAATTGTAGCTTTCCAACCATCTATTCCATTGTGATAGATGTCGTCTAATTGATCTACAATAGATGGATATTCTTTTGCTCTTTTTCTTTGATACTCTGCATTGTCATAAGCAGTTTGTAATTCTGTTTGTTTTGCTTGAATATCAGAAACAGATATTGGTGTTGTTCCATTATGCCATTCAATAGTATTTATATCTTCCTCTATATAAACAAATTCTGCATTTGAATTTATTGATTTGATTGCTTCAGCTATTGTAATCATTATTGTTCTATCTCCTGAACTAATAGATAAGAATTTTTTGCACTATTTGTGTTAAATGTAACACTATTGCTTTCAGGTTCTCTACCTTGAACTTTTATTGTCACTTGTGATGTAGTATTATGATCGTCATATCCAATTATTGTGTCAAACGAGTGTCTAACTAACGAAGCACCTAAAAAATAAATTGAACCTTGATTATTTGTCACTGCGTTATTTACAACTTCTGTACTATCTCTTAAAATTTTAGCATTAAAACCTAAATCAATTCCACCACCTGATGATGCTGTATTCATTCCTATATTTATATGTGCAATTATTAAAAATTTTGATGTTTGACTTACAGGAGTTATATTAACTGTCATTCCTGTTAAATCTGCAAAAGTTGAAGAAGATATTGTTTGTGCTGTACTTGTTGTGACTAAAGCAGTTTGTAATAATTTACCACCACCACCTACTAAACTTGCGTCTAATCTTTTTAAAACTCCAGCATCACTAATTAAAAATTCATCTGTATCTGCTGGTGCAGTTGCTAATTCTGTTTCTCCTGAAATAATATCTTGTGCTAATTTTGCATTTGTAATTAAACCATCTTCTAAATCAGAAGCACTTAATGGTTTATCTGTTGGTTTTTGTCCAATATAAGCCACGAGTTACTCCTATGTTATTTCTAGTATTGATAATGTTGCGTCTATTTTAGCTGATACTGAACAATCTATTTTAATAATATCAGTTGCTTGAACAACAACTTTACCACCAGTTAAAAGTTCTAATGATGAACCAGCTGGAATAGAAACATCTTTAACGACAAAAACCTCTTGGTTAGTTTCTGTATCAGATGTGTTTGAATCTATTTTAACTGAAGCTGTTACAGATGCTGAATGAACATTACAAAGTGTCAATCCAATGACTACTGTTGTTGTTGAATTTGGTACTGTGTATAATGTTAAGGGTGTTCCAGCCGAACTAGGCATCGCATCATTTGTTTTTACCTTAAAAGTATTTGCCATTTATTCTCCTTATCCTAAAGCTATTGCTAGTGGTAAAGCATTTGGGTCTGTTTCAGATATTGTGCCTGTTACTGACATATTGCTTGTTACTGCATTACTTGAAATATTTACTTGTAATAGTTCTATATTATCTGTGCCATCATTCAACTTTAATTTTAAAACTCCTGATGTACCAGAGTCTATCCAAAGTGTGCCTTGTGCTGCTGTACTTGGTGCAGATGCACCTAATTGAGTTGTATTAATTGCAGTTAATACATTGTTAATATCTGCTCTTACAGTTGGGAATGATGCGTTTGCTATGTTAAAATCGTGTTGTGCCATAATTTCTTATACTCCTTTTAAAACCCTTTTGCAATAAAATCAAATGTTCTTGATACATTTGTTCCACTAGAATTTTTGAACAATACATCAAAGCCATTGACAGTTTTGTTTGATACAGTAAAAAAATCTCCAGTTGCCATATTTTCTGCTGTAATTCCTACTGCATAACTAACAGATTTGTATGGATTTGTAAATGTTACAGTTTTAGTTCCAGCACCTGATACTATATTATTCTCACTAAATATTCTGTCAGGCATATCTATTGTAACTGTTACTTCTGAAACAACAGGAGTAGAAGCTAAATCTCTTGAAATTAAAACAACTCTAAATTTAAAAAATCTAGCTGTATAATCTCCAATTACAAATTTTTGAAAAGCTGTATATGTAGAATTATCATCAGAGGTTGCTATTTCTAAATGTGCATTTGCATTAGCTGGTGTATCTCCATCAAAGTTAGAAGAAGAAGAATCAAATAATCCTGTTCTATTATCAAATAAATCATCAGGATTACTAGAAGATTGTGATAAAGTAGCTGTAATTCTAGCTGTATGTTTAGCACCTATATCTATAACATCTGCAAATAAATAATTACCACTTGCAAAAAAATCAGCATTGGCAACACCTGAATCAAATGATCTTGTAGTTTCATCATCAAAATCTCCACTAGCTGCATCAAATAGTTCTGATGAATCTAATCTAATTGTGTTATCAGAAATAAGTGTATTTGTTAATGTTCCAGTAAAATTAGGGTGTTCTGATTGAGTTGCTACTGCGTTAAAATTTAACACAGATGTTACATTAGAAATAACAGAAGTTGCATTAGAACTAAAGTTTCCTAATTTATCTACTGCTTTAATAAGATAAGTACCCTGTCTAGCTGGAACAGAAATAGATGTTGCTGGTCTTGATATTTTTTCAACCAATGCTACCGAGTTTTCCCAACTTGCACTACCATCAGTTTCTTTACTAAATCTTAAATTATAAAATGCTAAATCTAAATCAGATATTTGTTCCCAACCTAAATGTGCTTCTTGTCCTACAATATTACAAGAAAAATCTGTAACATCACTAGGTGGTGCTATAGCACCAATAATAGTTCTTTGTGCAGATACATAAGTTGATGATACACCTAATGTATTAACAGCTTTAACTCTTACATCATAAGTAGATTGGTCAATTACATTTAAGACTCTGTGATTTAATCCTGAACCTTGTGCATAAATAATAAAATCTGAATCTGTACTTAATTTGTATTCTACTTGGTAAAAATCAACAAAGCTATCAGGCGAAGCACCAATAGTTACATCTAACGCAACGATTACAGTTCCATCATTGTATTCAATCAATTGGTCGGATAATGTAACACTTGCTGGTGGTTGAACAACATTTGGATTAGGTAAGTTAGTTGATGGAATAGTCGCTTGTTGAGTTTTACTAGCCCAAGTATAATGTGAGTTTTGATGTTCAGTTAAATTTAAACCAACTGTAAAATCTTCATTAAAAGAAATAGATATAACTCTAAATGGTTTTGCAGAAAAACCTAATGAACTATGTGTAATATTTACAATATCTCCTATGGCTAAATCATAAGCATTACCACCAGCATTTATGCTTAATTGTATTGCTTCTCTTGATCTTCTTAAAATAATCTCTGCCATTTCCTCTGCTTGATAAGTAGATGTAATAACTTGTCCAAAATCAAATCTACCCTCTAGCAAAAAACCCCCATCTGCTGACTTCATCGTTGCATGGCGATCTGCAACATCTAATCCTGAATCATCTATTGGTGGGAATTGAACTTCATCTACTTGGAAATTTTTTTCAGGAGATACATAAGAACAAATTACTCTGTTATATTTATCGTTTTTATTTGGACTTGAAACAGAAAATCCACCAAATATATCATCTTCTGTTAAAGTAATAGATGCACTTCCTGTTGTTTCAATTACTAAATTATATTTGCCACTTGTATAAGGTAAATAACCTCTACAACCTTTTAAAAGAGTTCTAGTATTGTCTATAATTTTTTTAGATGTATCTAATACTGCATTTGCATCAAAAATATTAATATCACTACCACCTGAATATGGTGTTACTTGTGTTACACAAACTTGTGAAGCATCATAAAAACTTTGTAAATCAATATCTGATGTTGCTAATCCTTTTCCATATCTTTCGTTTCTTAAATAATCTAATAAACAAAAAGCTGGATTAGTTGAAAATGTCGGACTTGACTCAACTAAACTTGAATTTAATGTAACTACTTTTTTACCCTCAATTAATGTTTGTATTTTTGGAATAGAACCAAACACATCTTGATTCCATTTAAAACGAATTGCAAGATAAGCTAAACCAGACAATTTGTGGTTTGAACCCCAATTAGATAATGTTGATAGTAAAGATGATGCTGATTGACCATCTGTTCCATAATGAGGTTCTACTCTAATTAAACTTTCTCCATCTTTATAAAAATTAGCATCATTACTAGCAACTTCAACAGCAGTATTATCAGAAAAAGAAGATGCAAAAGTAACTACCTTGTCATCTATTTTAATTTGTTTTACATCGTTTATTTCTCCCTCTGCTAATATTATAGCGACATATAAATATTGATTATCAGTTCCTGAAGTTTGTACAAATATTCTAATTCCACCGACAAGTCTTTCTCCATAAACAACTGGGATATTTGCGTCATTAGATTGTTTGTTTAATAAAACACCAGTTTCAAAATCATCTGGTTCGCTTATACCAAAATCAGGAATATCTGGTGTAGGCACAAGCCATGATAAGGCTTTACTAAATACCTTTACTACTGGTTCTATTATTTTACTTACAATACTTCCCATTTAACTATGAAACTTTCTTTTAAATTTTTTAGATACTCTATAAATGTTATTGTTATTATCTAATCTTAACCAATTAATACACTCATTAGTTTTTAAATAATCTTTAAAATAATTATAAACCCAAGACATAACCATTCTTGCATTTCTTATAATAACAATATCATATAACCATAAATTAGTTCCACTTTGCCAAGTATTGTTTTTAATAATTCCTTTTTGTTTATAATAATCTTCGTTTTCTTTATTTAAAAAAGCCCAATTAACAAAACCATACAAACCTTTATCATCTTCAAATTTTTTAAATTGATTACATTGTATAGATGGCAAAATATGATTGTGTAAATCTTTATTGGAATTATTTTTGTATTTACCAAATTGTTTATATAAATTTATAATATCTTCCATTATGGTCTACCCCACTTAATATCTTGAACTGTTTGTGCTGAAAATTCCATACCAACATCTGTACTAAAAAATCTTTGTTGTGAAACATTATTTGTTTTTCTACCATTCTTTTTATCAAAGTTTGCCCAATGAGAAGTAACATTTAAAATAACTGTGCTTTCTTTTGTTGTTTCAGAAATTTCAAAAGTATCTATTTGTCCATCATATAATAAAAAAGGGTCAGCTATAATACTATTAGAACTATCTAAAAAACCACGAAAAATAGTTACTGCATCATTAACTACATTTTCGTTTAAACAAGTAGATATAAGTGATTGGTCTGCACCTGAAAAACCTAGCTTTAATGAAGTTTTAGTTATATCTACTTCTTCTGTAAAATTAGATATACCCATAATAAGACTAGAGGGTGCATAAGTAACTGATGAGCCTGAAACTGACGATGTTAAAGAAAAAGAACAATCAGTAAAATTAAGAGGAGTACCAAAGCCAATAGTTATAAGATGTATTGGTCGTAAATCATTTGTTGCTAATTCGTTCTTTATCGCTGTTGTTAGGCTTCTGGTCATATTCTTCGTAAGTTGTTTGTGTTACACTTTCTGAACCTTTTAACATAGTATAATCAAATTTGCTATTAGGTTTCTTATACTCTTTTAGATCGTTAATATTACTATCAATTTCATCTTCATTAACAATCGCTTCGGCAATAAAATCGGCAGTTATTTTGTGGGTTATTTTATATTTTTTCATTAAAGAGTTTCTTCTACATCAAATTCAAATTGATATAAAAACGCACCATCTTTAGCTGTGCCTACTGCACCAAATTCTTGAATATCATTTGTTAAATGTACTGTAAAAGGAACATTGTCATAAGTAACTACTGAATCATTTGTAAGTGCTGTAAGTAAGGGTGGCTCTATTGTAACTGTTGCTGCATTACTTGAACTTGTTACATCTGATACGACCATATAAACTTTATCGTGTGAAGCAAACTTTATAAAATCTCCAGCTTTAAATCTACCAGCACCATCTCCAGCAAAAGCATCACAAGTAATTGTAGTATCTCCAACTGCGTGGACTCCATTAACTAAAACTGTTCCTGTTTCATTACCTCTAGCATCTTCTATTTCAGGTGGGATTATTGTAAAGTTTTCTTTTCCTGATCTTTGTTTAATTATAAATGCCATTAACTCTCCATAAACATCTGATCTAGTTCCTGTAATAATTCTAATTGTAAATCCAAATCTTTGATTATCTATTTGTCTTGCAAGTTTCTTACCTGACACAGATTTAGATATAATAGTATCTTGAATAGATTTTATTCCTAAAGTTTGAAATTTAGCAGAAGATATTGGAAAAGCACCTGACATTAAATTATTGCACCTCTCCCTCTTTCATTAACAGATTCATTTATAATTCTTGATATAGTTCCTCGTCTTTCAATTAATAATTGATCTATACCAGCAGCATTAACTGCGTTTATATGAAAATTAACATTTACTGCACCACTATTTCCACCACCTCTAGCTGATTGTGTTATCTGACCAGTTTCATTTGGTATAAATAATTCAGCACCTTGTTCTCCAACAAGATATGGTTGTCCTTTTCTTACTGCACCACCACTTGCTTTATGTGGATTTGGAAATGAAAAACCACCACTAGCCATAGAGCCACCACCAGTTAAAAATGCAAGTAAAGTTGCTAAAGCTACTTGTATCTTTAATTCTTGTGTATATCTTCTTGCTATATTCAATCTTCTATTTTCCCCTCTTTCTAAATCAATTCCTAATATTTTTTGTATTCCCATTCTAATAACAACTTCAATCAATAATGCTAAAGTATTAACAAGTGCGTCTGCTACCATTTTTTTAAATGATTTACCTAAATCTTCCCCAAGTATAATTGCTCTTGCTAAAGAATTTGAAAATTTAGTTATACCACCATTAATACCCTCTGCTATTGTTGTTTTTATATCTTTAAATTTATTTTTTAAATTTTCTAAAGCTGTATTGTTTAAATCTTCAATTTGTCTAAATATTGTTTTGTTTAATTCTACTTCTTCTTTAAATGTACTGTTTCTTATAATTTGATTTTCTCTAGCAATAGAAAAACCAGCATTTTCTAAAATTTGCATTTTTCTAATATGTTCTTCTTTTTCTTCTAATAATTCTAATTCTTTAAGTAAATTTTCTAAAGCTGGACTTTTAACTGCACCACCCTCTACACCTAATAAATCTTCTTCAGTTTTAAGATTTTCAATTTGTCTTTTAATTTGTTCAATTCTTAATTGCACATCTTCTAAATTATTTTCATCAAAGAAACCCATACTTGTTTTTAGACCTTTAATCATAGTGTTAATTTTATCTACTACAAAACTAACACCAGCTAATGCTGCAAATCCTTTTTTTCCAAATAAAACTGCACCAACAATTCCTGTTTGTTGTATAAATGGTGGTAGTGCCATAAAACCATCAATAATACTTTTTAAAATACTTCCTATTTGTCTTAATGTAGGAATTAAATCTTTACCTATTTCAACAACTCTTAACATTCCTTGTGCTAAATTTTTTCCAACTGCTGTTGCAATTCTATCTAAATCTTTTGCATTGTTTTGTAAAAATTGATCTAAATTTCCAAACTGTGATTTTAATTCATCAAAAAATCCAGCTTCTAATAATACTTTTTTAAAGTTAAATATTTTATCGCCAATCATTGAGATAGTTCCCTCAAATGTTTTTGCTAACTCATCTGTTGAATTTCCAAATCTTCCACCTTTACCAAATACTTTTTCAAATGCTGCTACTGTTTCTTCAATAGAAACTGTTGCACCAGCTTTAAAACCAAGCATATTTCTAACACCTTTTTCTCTGAATAAATCTGCTGCACCTATACCAGCACTAAATGATCTTTGTATTTGTTCTGATGCTGTTCTAAAATCTAATCCTGTTACTGCTGCAACATTACCAGTAATCTCTAACATATTTTGAAGATCATCTGCATTGTCAGTAACAGTTGCTAAAATACCAGCACCTGATTGTATTTGTTCTAATGAAAAAGGAACTCTAGATGCAAACTTGGTCATATTATCAAATGCCTTTGCACCCTCATTAGTATCTTTTAATAAGAATTTTAATCTAACTCTTAAATTCTCTAATTGTTTTCCTGTATTAACTAAATTTCTAATTACTAATCCAGCACCTAAACCTAAAAAAGCAGTACGCAGATTAAATACAGCACCCTTTACTCTACTTAAAGATTTTTGAACTCCAGTTAAAGCCTGTCTAGATTTATCTCGTGCTACTATATCTATATTAAGTTTTTGATTAGCCATTATTTATATTTCCTTGCTTCTGCTAGTTGTTGTTTGGTTTTATACTCATCTTGCTCTTTTTTCAAGTATGCTAACCAAAGATTATAATGGCTAACAGGCATATCAAGAACTTGTTGTATTGTGAGGTGTAATCTATCTGCAACGACTAAAAGCGACCTAATGTTAGGGTCGCTAGTTACTTTTTTTCGGCTTCCTCGTAATTAGTGTCTGCAAGTATTTGATTGGCAATAGTAGATATAACATTAGAGTCTGCTTTTTTTCTTAATGCAAATTTATCTTCTGGGTTAAATGCTTTAATCATTTCTCCTTTGTCATTCTTAACTTGGAGTTTCATTATAAGCAAATCAACAAGAACTGTTAAGTCTTGAAAGTTACTAGACTTCTTAAAGATTATGTTTTTTTCTTCAAGGGTAAGTGGTTCAGAATAAAATATACTCGGATTACCATGCTCATCTTTCCACTCATTCACTTCAATAGTGATAGTTTTAAGAGTTTCAAAATGAGTCTTTACTCTATCAATAACTGACATAAATTAGGATTATACAGTTCCTATTGTTAATGCACCAGTTCCTTGAAAAGTAACAGTTCTAGAGATAATTGCGTCCATTGAGTTATTTACAGACATACCAGTTACAATTCCTGTTCCAGTAAAACTTCTGTCGCCACTTGAATTACCCTCTGGGAGTAAAATAAAAGCGAGTGAAGAACCAGCAGTTAAATTTGTTTGTGGGCTATCTGTTTCGTCAAAGTGCATTTCTAAAGTACCAGAGAATGAAGTTCTACCAGCAACAAAAGATTTAGTTGCATCTGTTAAAGCTGTGTCCTCTACTACATCTCCAGTTGTTTCTAGTGTAAA